CCCAGATCTACTCAGCTCTGTCACTAGACACTGAAGACGGAAGGAAAACAAACCTAATACCTATGCCTGATTGCCAGGACGTTTATTCTGATGTTGCAAAGCAGACAGTCAGTGTTCTCAATCAGAAGCGCAAAGAAGGCTGTATGACAGCTGGTCTTTGGTTAGACTTTGGTGTTGGTCGTAAACAGGTCAAAACTAATACAATGACCTACGGTTACTCCAGTGTTGTAGCAGGGTTCACTGATCAATTAGTTACACAGATCATGATACCTATGCGCCGCTCTGTAGCAAAGCACAACATTGCTAATCCAGGTGAACTTATGAAGCACCACTTTGGCACCAGGAGACAGCAGACCACCAACGCAAGGTTTTTAGCTGAGATCAACTACAACTCTGTACAGAACGTCACAAAGTCAGTGGCTGTAGGTATGGAGTTCTTACAAGGGATGACAGATGCCGTCTCTAGTGAAGGTAAGTCTGTACGTTGGCAAACACCGTCTGGGTTTCCTGTAGTCATGTCATACACAAAGTGGACAAAGAAGAAGACTAAAGTCTACTTGTGGGATCGCAAAGTAAAAGCACTTGTACGCAAGCAAGTGACTACTCGAGAGCCAAACCCTTACCAAATAGACAAGCGTAAAATGAGGGCAGCTGTGGCGGCTAACTATGTACACTCACTTGACGCAAGTCTCATGCAGAGCACAGTTCTCTTGTGTCTGGATAATGACATTACGGATTATTTTATGATACATGATTCATTTGCTACAACAGTCCAGGATACTTGGACTATGTACCACTGCATACGCCATTCGTTTGTTGCTACTTTCAAAGACAAATGCTTGTACGCAGAGTTTGAGAAGCACATCAGACAGCGCCTGGCAAACCCAGAGCAGAAACTGCCGGCAATCCCTAAAAAAGGTAACTTGGATCTAAATGGCGTCTTGGAAAGTGAGTATTGCTTCAGTTAACGACCTTGTGTCCACCCTATAGAGATTACAAAAAAGGAGCCATAGATTGCACCCAAGAGAAAAGGTCTTGGGGTTACTAGAATACCACAAACAACGTGGTGAACAAATCCCTCAAAGCACCCTGGAACTAGCCAAGTTCTGGGGTGTTTCCGTTTTAGAATACCAAAATATAACAAACAAGGAGAATAACGAAGATGGCAAAAGCAAAGATTGAATTTCATACACCGATTGGCAGAGCAAAGTATGCCTGGTTAAACGAAAGAGACACAGCTTACTCAGCGGAAGGTGTCTATAGCTGTATGTTAATATGTGACCCAAAAGAGGCCAAGCCACTGTTGGACAGTATTAAAACCTTACGTGAAGAAGAGTTTGGCACCAAAGCAAAAGTATCAGTGCCTATCTTGACTGATGAAGAAACCGGCGAAGTCATATTTAAACTCAAGAGTAAGTTTGAGCCAAAGAGCTGCGACAGCTCCGGCCAGTACATCCCACATGAGAAGCTACCAAAGTTATATGGTGGTTCACGTCTTAAATTAGGTGGCGTTGCAGTGTGCTATGAACGCAACGGTAACAAAGGTATTTCACTTAGCCTCAACAGTGTCCAGGTTATCGAACCAGTATCAGGTGGCGACGGTGGCGGCATGGCGTTTGCACCTGTCGAAGGTGGCTTTGTTGCACCAGCGGAAACTGAAGTAGCAATGAACGGTCACGCTTCCCTAGATGCTGCTGAAGATACCGATAACACAATCGACTATGACTTCTAATAAAGCAAGATACTCAGCTACTCGTCGTCGGGCCATACAGCACGGTTACAGATCTGGGTTTGAAGAGGCAACTAGCAAGCAAATAACAGACGCTGGGCTGCCTTTGCTTTTCGAGACTGATAAGATCGAGTTTGTCTGGCCATCGCGCAACGCTAAGTACACACCAGATTTTAAACTACCGAAACCTGGTGGCTTTTACTATGTCGAAACCAAAGGGTTCTGGGGTGTTTCCGATAGATCCAAAGCGTGTCTATTGTACAAGCAACACCCCGATATGGATCTACGGTATGTGTTTCAGAACTGGAATACCAAGATCTACAAAGGAAGCCCAACGACATACAAGATGTTTGCTGAGAAGCAGGGCTTTACACTTGCTAACAAAGAAATACCACAAGAGTGGATAGATGAGAGCCTATCCGCATTACTCTAGTGGCTTGGGTCGCGCAGCTTAACATATTGGTTGCGCGGCCTTTTTAGTTCTAGGGAGACACACGTAATCATGACAATATTTAACATTGAATCACAACAGAAACACGAAGACAGTGACTTTGTTCAAAGACTACCATGTGATGCATGTGGAAGTCGCGACAACGCAGCATTATTTAGTGACGGTCACACATACTGTTTCGGGTGCCAGGCATATTCATCTGGTGATGGTAGTGGCACTACTGTTACCTCACAAAAGCAACACACCCACAACCACCACAGTAACTTATTGTCTGGTGAATACGTTGACCTGAGAGCACGTAAGCTGACCGCTGAGACGTGTCGCAAGTTTGGGTACATGGTTGCCACCCACAAAGGCCAGGCAGTCCAGGCGGCCTCGTACAGGGACACATCTGGGGCTATATGTGCACAGAAGGTGAGAACCAAAGATAAGAACTTTAGTATCTTGGGTGAAGCAAAGAAAATGACCCTGTTTGGCAGTCATCTTTGGACGTCTGGCAAGAAAATCGTATTGTCGGAAGGCGAGATCGATTGCATGTCCATATCCCAGATCCAAGGTCACAAGTGGGCGACGTGCAGCATACCCAATGGTAGTTCGTCAGCTCGTAAGTCTATTTTGGATAACTACGACTACTTGATGAACTTCCAGGAGATTGTACTACTGTTTGACCAAGACGAAAGTGGTCAGAAAGCAGCGATTGAAGTAGCTGAAGCACTACCTGTTGGCCGTGTGTCTATCGGCACCCTGCCGTACAAAGATGCAAATGAGTGCCTGGTCAAAGGTGCATCAGGTGAAGTCATCAACGCTATCTTCCAGGCAAAGGCCTACAGGCCAGACGGTATACTGTCGCCAGATGACCTACGTGAAGCGATACACCAGGTAGACGCAATGGCGGCAGTACACTTCCCTTATGAACGCTTGAACACCATGTGCAAAGGTGTAGAGAAACCAGCGCTGATAACTATAGCGGCTGGATCTGGGGTCGGCAAATCAACTTTGGTACGAGAGTTTGCGTACAGCTTCATGATGCAAGGTGAAAACGTTGGTCTATTACTGCTAGAGGAAACACCAAAGAGATCTGCCCAGGGCCTGGTCGGTTTGCACATGAACAAGAATATTACAATTGATCCTGATGCAGCTACATCAGATGAAATTGCAGATGCTTATGACGATTTGCTGAGTAAAGGGGGTAAGTTTTATTTGCTAGACCACTTCGGATCAACGGCGATGCAAGACATCAGTAACAAAATTACATACATGCACAAGGCGCTGGGCTGTAACATTATTATACTTGATCACATATCGCTCTTGGTCAGTGGGCTGACAGGTAAGGTTACTGACGAGAGACGCCTGGTAGATGACATAGTACACCACCTACGCACAACGATTGTACAAGAGCTAGGTATAACCTTGTTTATGGTGTCTCACCTCAAACGCCCAAACAGCCCCCAAGGGCATGAAGGCGGCGCCAAGGTTCGATTGTCTGAACTACGGTCGAGCCACTCAATTGCACAGCTATCTGATTTCTGCATTGGACTACAGGTCGATGAAGACGACCCAACAAGTGGCATACGAGAACTTGTAATACTAAAGAACAGAAAGACCGGAGAGTGTGGTTACGCCGGTACTCTTCAATACGACAGAACCACTTCTCGGCTTATCGATGCCGACACATTTAGTGCGTTCTAAGCACCACCTTATTTAACAAATCGAAAACACACAATAAAGGAGACTACAATGGGAACAATAATCCCTGCTGGTCGTGGTATAGCTGCGACTTCTGAATACGCTTATGCAACAACAGATGTAGATAAGAACACTAGACTAGTCTTATCAACAATTGCAGCTTACGGCTCTACTGGCTGCATAAGTGACCAAATCCAAAAATCATTAAAGACTATGCCATACGGCAGCGTCACCAATCACTTCCGAGAGTTGATCAACAAAGGTCACATTGAAGTAATAGGAAAAAGGCGTGGCTTATCGGGCCGCCCCCAGCGCGTCTATGTCATCACAAAATTAGGAAAAGCAAGAGTGCAAGAGCAGCACCAGGGAGAACTACAGCTATGAATACAACAGGCACTCACATTTATACCATGAATGAATACCAAGCTGATGCGTCTAAAACTGCTTTTTACAAGCACAAAGTTATCTACCCTGCATTAGGCCTCGCTGGAGAAACAGGTGAGGTAGTCGAGGTTGTAAAAAAACTGTTACGTGACGATGACGTAAGTTTCAGTGGTCACAATACAATATCTGATGAAAAACGTGTACAGATAGCACATGAGTTATCTGACGTACTCTGGTATTTATCTCAGCTTTCAAAAGACCTTGGGCTAACACTAAATGATATAGCAAACATTTCTATTGAGAAGCTACGGTCACGGCAAATACGTGGTGTTCTGGGCGGCTCTGGTGACAAGCGATGACAGGACGCTGGATATACGACCTGGAGACAGATGGTCTACTTGATACAGTCTCTGTCATACACTGTATAGCTCTGCGTAACGTCGAAACTGGCGAAGGCATGTTGTACGGCCCTGGTGAGATCCAGATGGCACTCGATATACTACAGAGAGCTGACGAGATCATCGCACACAACGGTATTGCATATGACAACGAAGTGATCCGTAAGCTGCATCCACAGTGGACAACCAACGCCAAGATCACTGACACATTAGTGCTGTCTCGGTTGATCAGAGCTAACCTCATGCAAGAGGACGCCAGTAGTGTGTTCTTACTCAAGGAGCTGCCAAAGAAATACATGGGTAGCCACTCGTTGGCTGCCTGGGGCTATCGCACTGGTAACCATAAAGGTGACTACGACGGTGGCTGGGAAACTTACAGCGAAGAGATGGGCAGCTATTGTCTGCAAGATACATCTGTGACGTTGACCATCTACAACCAGTTTATGAAAGCAGGGTTCTCCCAGGAGAGCATTGACCTGGAACATGACCTAGCTGAGATTTGCCTGGAGATTGGTAACAACGGCTGGACGTTTGATATCAAAGCAGCGTCAGAGCTATACGCTAAGTTAGCCCAGCGCCGCGATGAACTTAGTACAGAACTAGACGACTTGTTCCCACCGTGGACTATTGAGACTGAATTTCTACCTAGAGTAAACAACGCTAAACTAGGGTACATCAAAGGTGAGATCTTCATCAAGAAGAAGGTCGTGTCATTTAACCCTGCATCGAGGCAGCACATACACAAGTGCCTGGTCGATAAGTACAAGTGGAAACCCAAAGAGTTCTCTGCGTCTGGCCAAGCCAAGATAGACGATGTTGTGTTGTCTGAGCTACCGTTCCCAGAAGCAAAGCGTCTAGCTGAATACTTCTTGATACAAAAGCGTATCGGGATGTTAGCTGAAGGTGCTGGTGCCTGGTTAAAGATGGTCGATGACGACGGTAAGATCAGACATACAATTGTGTCTGGTGCTACAATATCGGGCCGAGCAGCACACCGTGGGCCAAACCTTGGTCAAGTACCTGGTACTTACAGTCCCTACGGCAAAGAGTGCCGCAGCTTGTTTACAGTGCCAAAAGATTGGTACCTGGTCGGATCTGATTTGTCGGGACTCGAATTGAGGTGCCTGGCCAATAACCTCAACGACAACGGTGAGTACGCCAAGCAGATCTTGGAAGGCGACATCCACAGCTACAACGCAAAAGCATTTGGTGTTGATCGACCAACAGCCAAGACCGCCATATATTCTATGATTTTTGGAGCAGGCAATCCAAGGTTAGGAGCTGTTGTTGGCGGCGGTGCAAAGGAAGGCGCCAAGCTGAAAGAGGCATACGATAAAGCTGTGCCAGCATTTGCTGAACTCAAGCGTAACTTAGCTAGAGCTGCAAAGCGTGGGTACCTCAAAGGTATCGATGGCAGACACTTATATTTGCGCAGTGAGAGAAATGCATTATCGCAATTGCTCCAAGGAAGCGGCGCAATACTTTGCAAAAAATGGGTGCAGCTTGTCCACAAAGAACTGAAACAGAAGTACGGCCGTGACGCACAGATAATAGCGTGGGTTCACGACGAAGTACAAATAGCATGTAAAACATTGGAGATAT